AGCCATTTAGAGTCTGATACCACCGCGTGAAACGGTGTATGTTCTTGATTTACGTGATTTGCCTCTTCGGCTGCGTGTGCTACGTCTTTTTCCTGATATTCCTCTTCTTCGTTTCATGATTTACTGTTTTTGGTTTGTGAAATTGATTTAATAGTTGTTGAAAGCGTTCTATCGTTAGCTCCGTTGGAGGCCATTGATTTGGCCAGTGGTTTCTCAATTTTAAGTTTGGACACATTGTCTAGTAATTTATCTAGTTCATGAATTTTTATTTCTACTTCTTTCTGAAGTTTTGTCATTTGCTCTTTTTTCTCATTGATTGATCGCAGCAGCTCTGCGAGTTTTGCTAATTGCTCCATTATTTTAATTTATTTATTACTGCGTTTATTGCCTCTTCCACTGTTATTCCTCGTTTTGCTAGGACAGTTACCAGAGCGCGTATTATTGGATTGTCGTTGTTAAAGTTTATTCCTACGTCTGCGAGATCTTTTTTTACTTTTAAGATTGAGTTTTCTAGTTCTTTGGTAGTTACATTTTTCTCGTTCCAAATTCTTTTTTGCTCTGCGGAGAGTGCATCTTCGGCTGATTGTACCGCTTGATTGAATTTTGTAGTGTATTCTAGGTTTTTACTAGTTCCATCTTCTTTCATTGGGGCAGTTTCTTTGCCCATGTTGATGCGTGTTTGTTCGTTAGCTAGTCTTTGCGCTTCCGTTTGTTCTTTGATTTGTTGAATCTGTGCTAGGCTCATGAAATTTCCAAGCTGGGGCATATTTTGAGTTAATGATTTTGCTTCTGCCCTTTCCATTCTTGGAGATGAAGATACAGTGTTATTAATTGTGCCTTTTGCGTAAGCCATATTTGGGTTTATGCCCGCTTCTTTTAAGCGTTGCATTTGTTGCGATGGACTGTTATACTCGTTTTGTTTTGCCCATTGTGCAAGATTTTGTTGGTTCTGATATTCAGCCAATCTTTGATTGGCTTTGTTAGCCATTGACTGACCAACTATGGAGGCTACACCTCCTATTGCTCCTCCTATTGCGTTGAATATTGACATTGTTTTTTGTTTATGATTATGTAATTATATGTATTTTTTCTGACTTGGTGTCAGTTAGCTATAATATATCAAGTAGTGTCATTATAGCTTAACCCCCTCCACCCCCTTTAAAGGGGGTTTTTGGGTTTTATGTAAAAATTGTATTTTTCCATGATTTGTGTTGTTTTTCGTTTCACTCAAACTAATCGCTTCGCTACGCTCGCTCGTTAGGCTGCTTCGCTGCCTTTGTCTCCTCGAAGGTTTAAACTTCGCTATTTGAGCCAGCCGCTTCGCTATTGGCTTTTTCCGCTTCGTTTGCACCTGCACTCGATCGATCATTAGGCTGTTCGCTTCGCGCCTTTTTTCGCTTGGCTTCTTTTGCTTTTTTAATTTTTTGTGTTGTTTTTTTGACTTTTTCAGCCATAGTATCTATGTCTGTTAGGTCTAAGTCAGGCTTACGAAAGGTTATATCATCGTCGAATGATACTTCAGTATCATCTCCGTCATATTGTGGGTTTAATCCTACGTTTGGCATTATGCCGTTAACGTGCTTTTGTAGTAATTCTTGGATTGTATAGGCTTCGCCTTCGACCGTTTGACTAGGTTCTGTGATTGTTGTTTGTTCTGATTTTTTGACTTTGTAGGTGGTCTGTGTTCTATATTTTGTCATGTTTTCTGTTTTTATATTAATGTATGTTACTGTGCATGAGGTTATTAGAGTGATGCTTAACCAGGCTAATGCCTGGCTAAGTCCACCGCTCTTTTTCGGCTTATGAAAATGCTTCGCATTTCTCAATTTGGCCTACAAGTAAGGGGTTCCATAGTATGGCATTGGTCTAATCGCAGATACTCTGTGATAAATTTGACAGTAAAGTTTATCTTCTGCCTGATCTTCGACTGCGAAGATTCTGTGTGTTGGATCTGCTAAGACAAACTGTGTGCTTAGTGTTGGCTGCTGGGTGAATTTTCTGCCCATGTGCCAGTAATCTAATTCATCCCTAAACTCGCCATGTACTGATGATTGTTTGTATTTATATTCCGAATATCTAGGAATATATCCGAAGGTTTCTTCGCGCGGTGGCGCGGCTCCGTTCCATTCGAGATAGACCTCTTTGTTTAGTATTTCTTGCTCCCCAAGGTGAGCAAATTCAGGCCAGTAGAAGTCTAGTTTGTCTGTTTTATTCCAGTGTCTATCTAATCCCTGTTGGTAGGTTGTACGAGGTAATACGGACATTATTCCAATAATTTGTCCATGTTCCTCAAAGCTTTTAGTAAATCCGTTTGTTTTTCCTACGGATACACCATGTCCTGACATTTCTCCGACAGGTGCTAGTGCTGGATCGCCTTCTCCTCCCTGTGATCCTGCTTGGTTTAGTACTTCGGAGATTATCACAGGTGATTTTCCACCGCCTAAATATTCAGGACGTTGGAGCCTAGAGTCTGATGATTTTACTCCGAAATGTGATAGTATTTGCTCTATGTAGCGTGAGCCACCACGAGCATTTTTTTCTAACCATTCTTGGAGTCTTGTCGCGTTTCTTAATTCGTTTATTGTTACGGATGTACCTTCCTGTTGCTCCTCAAGGTTTTCGATTCTTGCGTTTCCAGTTCCAGTAATTACACCTCCAATGTATCCTCCTGCGTCACTATGCTGGATAGGGCCGTTTCCAGTTACTACCGTTCCGTCCTCGTTATAAACTATTGAAACGTCTTTGTATTGTGGTGTAGTTGTTACAGGGAGTGTTACATCTGCGCCTCTTTGTGGCCAAGGTAGCGCACTTGTAAAGTAATCTTTTTCCCATGCTCTTGATCTTAAATTTAATAGATCAGGGAAGCCAGTTACCGCTCCGCTTCCTTTGCCGCCATATTCAATTTTTGCGGCTAGATTTTGATCTCTATAATATTCGTTGTATATCTCTTGATATGCTCTGAAGGGCAGGCAATTTAGTGTAGTACTTTTATCTATTGTTGCGCCATCCGTTATGGGTATACCAAAATAGTCGGATAGTTTTCCTTTTGCGAAACTTGCTTTGGTTGATTCGTCAATTATTACGTATGGCATAGCGGCTGTTTGTAGACCATCTTCTCCACCAGTGATAAATGTTTCCCATTCGTCCCATACTATCCTATTAGGTACGAAAAAGTAGTGTGTGAACACGTTTACTCTGTGCATTATTGGGGCTAGCATTGGGGCTAGTCTGATGAAAATGTCAGAGTTTACTCTGAATTTATCCCCCGGCACAACATGTTCGTGATATATGGGGATCAATTCTCCCATATTCATTGATAATTTTTTTTCGTGTGAAAGGTCAAATTTTGATGATTTTGGCCTAGTGGCTTTGATTTTGTTAAAAATGTTCATTTTGATTTGCTTTGTTTGTTTATAATTCTGAATTGATTTTCGATATAATCGGGTAAGGTTTTTTGATATTCTTTATCATAGTTTTCAAGCCATTTCATATCCTGTTTGGCTTGATTTATTTCTGATATTTTCATCCTTTCGGATTCTGTGAATAGTTTGTCCTTATAGTATCGCGGCATTTTTTGTTTATAGCCGTCTTTTATTACATAGGGTGCAAGATTTTTCCAATGGAAATCATAATTGCGTTCTGTGTATTTATGTCCAAGAGCAGGGTTTCTGCTCATTAGTGCGAAAGGAGGTTGTATCTCCTTATAATCTTTGGGGTCGTTTATTACGTATTTACACACGTAATGTATCGAGGCAGGTGTTACGTTACCTGTATGTGTTTCTCCGTTTTGCCATATTTCTGATATTTTGTTTATGATTTCTTTTGGTATGTTATAGTATATCCCATGATAATGGGGTCTATGTGTTTTAGTTCCATACTCCCCAACCGAATAGTATTTCATTTGAGGGTATTTTAAGGCCGCGTGAGCGCCTTTTGTTACTTTGTGGATGCTTTTCCTTAATCGCTTATGAAATAGCGTCAGATCGCGTTTATCTAGTGTTGGTTGACCTGTATTTGTTTTCTCTTGAAGGTCTTTTCCATGATGATACTGATTTGGTAGGTTTTCATCCGAGTAAGTTAGCGTTAAGAACCACGCATTGTGCGCAGTTCTTAATTCTTCTGTGAGTCTGAAAGACCAGTCCGAGCGTTTGTTTTGGAGGCATATAGGACATTTGTTGCAAGGCACTACAATTCTTACAGAATTTTGCTTTGCGCGTGGGTCTTTTATGCTTATGGGGCAGGGACATTGAGCCATTTAGAGTCTGATACCACCGCGTGAAACGGTGTATGTTCTTGATTTACGTGATTTGCCTCTTCGGCTGCGTGCGCTACGTCTTTTTCCTGATATTCCTCTTCTTCGTTTCATGATTTACTGTTTTTGGTTTGTGAAATT